GAGACAGTAGAAAATTATGTTGGATTTAGAATATAAAAAAGATGGCTATACAAACCCAACCCAAAGACGTACAGGTACATATTGATCCTTATTCTTTCCTGGCAGAGATACAGGTTCTATCCGGTAATCCTGTACAGAACTATAACAAGGATACGAACGACTACGAGCCGGATCGCTCGCTTATCCCTTGCGTACTCATGCCTTACATTTCGGTGCAGGACCCGGAAGGTTTGATGAACGGCAGTCAGGCAATTACCGGTGCCGAATGGTATGAAGGTGCTCCAAAATCAGATGGCAGTAATCGTATCGTTAACAATGATGATTATGTCATATCTGCCACAGGTAAACCTACTTATTCTTTGACGGTAAAGAAGAATGTGGATTATAACAATCCGATAGAGTTGCATTGTATCTTTTCTATCACGGACAAGCGAAAGAATACCCAGGAAAAGTTTGAGCGTAGCATTGTGCTTCGTACCAGTATATTTGACTCAAACAATTATTCGCTGAAGATCAACCGTCCCAAAGGCTGGACAATCAACCCTCTTGAGGTGGTGCCAAACAGTAAGGGCGAATGGCTGTATGATATAACCGCACAAATATACTCCGGTGAGGATATCGTAGCTGATGCCAATGCCGCTTTCTGGTGGCAGATACTTGACGGCACAACATGGCGTGACTTTACCGATGATGAATTAGAGGTCTTTGTCTCCGGTAAAAACGCCAATGGTACCTGGGAGAAAACTCTTACACTGGATGCCCGGTTCTTCAGGAATATTTCTGTCCGTGTTCGTGGTGCGTATTATACCGGTACGCGCCCATCTTCTCCGACTTCGGACGAGATGCAGGCGACGACTTCCGTCAAAGTGGAGATGCCGGGGACATTACGTGCCGACATTCGGCAGACGAAAGGTATCAAGATTAACTCTCGCATGAATACCACTGTAGGTTACGAGTGCATATTGTCTTACAATAAGCGGCTGATTGACAGCAGCAAGGACAGCCTGTTCGTGATTGACTGGTACGCGAAATCTGCGAAAGCGGGCAGTACAGCAAAGAATGTGGGCCGTGGAAGAACGGTGGAGTTTATTCCTTCTACATATTCATTCGATCCTTTGTATCCCATATCGGTATATGCTGCTGTGAAAATGTATGTAGTAACAGCATTAGTGACTACAAATGATGACAAAGTCTTAACTACAAGTAACGGCAAATTGATTATAACACCTAAATATGAATAGCTTATGAATTATCTGTTAGTGAAACCTGAAGAACTGGACGGGCAGAATTACGATTACAAGTATGCCGAACGGATTCCGGACGGCCGTGTAATCCTGCCGCTCAGTGCTTTGAAGGTGCTTTCCAATTTCAGCCCTGAAATCCTTTCGGATGACAAGTTGAAAGCGCTGATTAAAGAGCAAAAGGAGAGCGGCCTTTATGATCCTCCCCAAGAAGATGAGGACAACAATAGTGAAGAACCGGTAACTGGTGGAAGCAGTAGTGATAGTGAATCTCCGGAAGAAGATATCACTACTGAAGAATCGCCCGAAAACCCAGTTGAACAGGAAGGGGGTGACGTATGAATCTTGAAGGAAGTTTTACCCTTATTGCCCTGATGGATGGTACTACCATCAACGGAACACTTCGTGTAGAAGGCACTCCGCTTGTACAGAGGTATAATAAAGGAACGGTTGTTTTTATACCGGACTTTACTGCACTACCCGAAAACGGCCGTCCGACTGTCGTTGTTATTCTGCGTGATATTTCTGACGGTAGCATTCTTGTACCCAATACGATTGAGTATCGTTACAATGACTTGTTACTGACATTTGACAATAACGGTTTGTCTACGAACTCCGGTATGGTCGGTTATTTCAAGAAAATAGACGCTTACAGTACTACCATTGGCGGAGCTACTTATAAGGTACCGGCCCTGCGTGTAATGAAGAATCTTGTACCCATATCCGGGTATGACAATGACCGGATCACTGTTTCAGGTACTGTTGAAATCTCCGGTTCCTCTATCGGTTTCAATGCGTTGTCCAAGGAGGTTGTCATTCAGGAATCCACCGGCAACCAATACGATGTCTTGATTTCGAATAACAAGGGGTCTCAGCTTCTTACGGCCGGGGAGTCGTTAACTGATACAGTCCGTATCTTTAAGGATGGCGTTGAAGTCACTGACTACACCGGCTTTACTTTCCAGTGGGTGAAAATGCTTGGAGCAGGTGACACGAACTGGGGTACATCTCGCACTCAAGTGGTTTCTACCAATGATGTGGATAACGTACTTAAATTGCGCTGTGATGTGAAGAAAGACGGTTCATTGGTTGCCTCCGGCTATGATGAGATTACTGACTTTTCTGATCCCTATTACGCATTGCTCAAGATAACAGGTATCAGTGGAAATGTGGTTAAAAAAGGCGAGACTGCAACAGTCACACCGGTAGCGGTAAAACGTAGCACAGGTGAGGAAGTTCCTTCGCTCATTACAACTTGGACATTCTCTCTGAAAGATAACGCCGGTGCCGCATTCATCCTTACTGGTAAGAGTGCCGCCACATTTACGGGAGCCAATGCGAAGATTACCTTTGAAGACATGGTTCGTGCTAAGATGGGTTTATCAGGCTCTATTAGCGGTACTGCATAAATTGTATGATAATATGATACTGACAGAAACATTCTATTTGGTTGCTGAATCTGAACGCCTTTGGATTGGTGTCAATCCAGAGACGGTATCTTTGGATGCTAATAACGTACAGGCTGCACCGTTACAGGTCCGGTTTTGGGCCGGTGAAGGGGGTAATAAGGTGGCTATGTCTGCCTATCTCACGTTCAGGGTTGAAAGTGTTGTAGGGAGTAGTGTCACGAAGTTGTTTGAGGACAAACCTGTTTCAAAGGTCAGTTCTTATGACTACACTATTCCTTCAGATCAGTATGCTACCGCTAACCGTATCAGTATCTATGCTTATGAGGATGCTGCACGAACGAAAGAGATTGATAGCAAGCAGGTGAACATTGTTGCCGCCAATCCTACGCCTTTTCCACGTTCGGAAGATTGGAATGTGGACAATGTGTATAAGAACGGGGAGTATCTGAAGCAAGACAATGTGCTGTACATGTGGACCAGCCGCGTTTCTGGAAATACGGAGATTAGCCCGAAGGAATGGATTGAAACTCATCAAGAGAGTGGGCTGTGGACGCTTTATCCTTACGACAAGTTAATTGCGGCCGAGATTGCTCTCCTTAATTTCGCTTTGATAGGCTCGGCTGTATTCCAGGATGAATATATGATATCGCAGCAGGGTGTTGATGCATCGGGCAATCCTACCAATGATTTCCGAAAGTTTGGCACGGAAGAATTTACTCCTAATCTGCTTTTGGATTTTGCCATTGGTTTGTTTAAGGGTAATAATGTCGAAGTGAATGGAGGTGTTTTCAAGAATATTCGCTCTCCAAACAATAGTTTCAAAATAAAGGAAAACGGTGATATTGAAATCGTTGGTCGTATCGAAACTTCGTTTAACGGTAAGCGTGTTGTAATTGATCCTGAGACAAATTCCATCAAAATGTATAATCAGTCCGAGCAGGAGGTTCTGACTATGTCATTCATGGATTCAGAATGGAACGGAGAGATAACAAGTATACCAAGGCTACGTATGCAAAGGATTATGTCTTCTGGTGTCGTAACAGCTTTAGCCGACGTTTATCCCGGATCAATAGCTCTTAGGGCTAAGGGAATAGATGTCTTTTATGATATGACGATAAGTCCTCTATCTGGAATTACTTTTATAAGAGATGGGGTGGTTACAAAAAGTTATCCCGCTTCTTAATTGGAATAAAATTAAACAAAACGAGATTAAAAAATAAATGTTAAATTGGGTTGATTTTCTTGATAGAAAAAACGCCCGTTAAAAATACCATATATGGAAAAGATAAAATTGTCAGAAGTTGGATTAACCAATGCCCCCTCATCGATTATAGGGTTGACAGCTGATCATAACGTGGCACAGGTGACTGTAGATAGCCTGTCTAAGGTTGAATATGTTTCTCCGACCACAGGAACGGACAAAATGAGATATACACAATTAAGATACAGTTCCGTTTCTGGGGCGGGAAGTAGAATATTGCTATTTGTTCCTATTTCCGGTTTAACAAATAAAGTGGATGCTACTGGAGTCTTAGGTAGTTTGTTTGTGTTAAGAGCAGGTATAGAATACAGTCCGATGATGGTCAAGGCCGATATCGTGTTGTTTCGTTCTGCTTCACGTCTTATAAAGGATATGAATGTAACAGGCGCATGGGGAGGAGGAGATGGCTCTGTAAACTTTAAAATGGGACATTGCAATTATAATGGACAATTATATCTTGCAATAAAACTCAATACTGAATTTTCTATCACTACCTGTTTTCAAGGATTTTATACCTCAGATTGTGTATTTCGTAACGTTATTGAAGAGGATGTAACTGACTGGACGGACTTGTAATGAGATTAGCGTCTACGCTTTCTTTATAAATTGCAGATATAGAAACGGAGTTATTCTCGTGAATCAGATTATAGGGGCATTATGCCCCTATAATTTATGAAACATCAATATACGTTGCTGCATCAACTTCCTCCTGATTGGCAACTGATAAAGGTACAACGTCATAACCGGGTGTAGTAGTATTCAGAATCTTTACATACACGGATGGCGTATATTGTGTGTGTTCCAATATAATTTTGAAAGAACCGGTGTTTTTGTTACTCCAGATCTTAAATCGTGGAGTTGCCGGAGCATTTGCCCCACCTATCCGATTCAAAATTATCGTAGGCGCCTTCAAAGCATCAACTGATCTATTAATGGTCATATAAAATAAGGTCATCGGTCCGCCACCGTAAGCGGCAAGACTAATAAGTAAGGAGGTAGATATTGCTGTTGAAGACACTCCTTCATATATAATTCTCGAAGTTACGGTTGCAATCATTTTTTCCTTCCTTACATCACTGGCGGGGTTAAGCCCGTTTTTCTCAGTCGTAGCCACAGGAATCACATCTGTTAATTCGTTCACTACATCTGAGTCCTTCAAATAAACTTTTTCCATATATGGTATTTTTAACGGGCGTCTGAAGTGTGTTTTTTTCTGCCGGATTACTTTGTTATCTTCACGGGCAAAAATGATTTACGCTTATATTCGTGTCAGTACCGATAAACAAACTGTGGAGAATCAGAGGTTTGAAGTGCAGAATTTTGCAAATGAACGGCAATTAGTCATAGATAAGTGGGTTTCAGAGACCGTATCCGGGACTAAAGCGGCAAAGGATAGAAAGTTGGGGCCACTATTAAAACGGATGAAGAAAGGGGATACCTTAATCCTTTCTGAAATCAGTCGGTTAGGAAGAAACCTGATGGGTATTATGAGTATGCTTCATCTCTGTATGATGAAAGAGACTTGTGTCCTTACTGTCAAAGAGAACTACGAGTTAGGCAATAATATCAATAGTAAGGTACTTGCTTTCGCTTTCGGCTTATCGGCTGAGATTGAGCGTGAGTTGATATCACAACGAACCAAAGAAGCGCTTGCACGTAGAAAAGCAGAAGGCATACAACTTGGCCGGAAGAAAGGAGATAAGAATACTCACTATAAGCTGACCGGCAAAGAAAATATTATCCGTACTATGTTGGACTATGGCTATTCTAAAGCGGCCATCTGCCGAAAACTGAAATGCAATCATAAAACGCTTGATGATCATCTTTTGAGAATGAATGTCCTATGTACAGATTGATCTACACCATACAATTGCCTATATTTCATTTATTTAGATATTATGGCAAAAGCAGAAGTTTTATTCAAGATCATCCGCAAATGGGAAGGCGGATGGAGTGATCACAAAAATGACAGAGGCGGTAAAACCAATATGGGCATTACTTTGTCTACATGGAGAGCATGCGGTTATGACAAAGACGGTGATGGCGATATCGATGCGGATGATCTAAGATTGATTACTCCGGAAGATGTATTCAATATCTTCAAAAAGTATTATTGGGACCGTTATCAGGCCGATTTTATACATAACCAGTCCATTGCCAACATTTGTGTGGACTGGGTATGGGCTTCCGGACGTCCTGGTATCACGAGGGTACAGCAGCTCTTACAAATTAAAGTGGACGGTATCGTAGGACCTCAGACAGTTGCCAGTATTAATCTGGCTAACCAGCGCCAGTTGTTTGAAGCGATCAAGGCAGACCGGATCCGGTTTATTGAAGAAATCTGTGAAAAGAATCCGTCGCAGCTTGTCTTCCGGAAAGGATGGTTGAACCGAATCAATGATTTTAAGTTCTTTGTTCGCTAAATTCTTGTCCTTTTTCCCACTCTTTTCAGCCTTTAGTTTTGTACCTGAAACTAAAGGCTTTTTTATGGCTATCATAGAAGAAAACAAGTTGATGACCCCTGCTGAGTATAACAATGGGGTAGAAAGATGGACTAATAAAGTTCGGGGTATATCCATAAACATTTTACAACGCACTCACGCGAGTGGTAAACTTCGCCATGGATTACAAGCACGTTTACTTAATGATCGTGAAGGTGGACCGGCTTATGTCGGACTCGGCTTCCGCTTTGAACGTTATGGAGCATATAGAGAATACGGTGCTGGGCGTGGATATATTGTTAAAGACGGCATTATTATGAGAGGTCATTCGGCATGGAGTGACAAAAAGAAGCGTCAGGAGCTTCGCTCATTGCGTGTTTCGGAATACCGCATCAGGCGTATGCGCACAATTGACGAACACTATGCGATTATCCGCCGTACTCCATTACCTTGGTTGGATCCGCCCATTGTAGAAAATATAGAATCATTGGCCGATCTCTCCGGAGAGTATTACGGGGATCAGGCACTCAAAAAAGTACTTCAGAAATTTGATAGAATAACAATCGAGAAGCGTTATGGCAAAAAATAATAAAACCGTTAAAAGAGGGGTTTACCTCTATCTTGATGGCAAGGAAATCAAGAATGATATTAATTCCATTGACTTGGAGATCAAACGCCTTCAACGTGACATTAAGGATATGACACGTGGTTCCGAAGAATACAACCGTACCATGGCGAAGATACAGAATCTTCAGGGCATACTCAAACAGCATCGCCAGGAGATAAAAGGTATTACTACAGAAACGAAGAAAGCTACTATCAGCGTTGGCAGTATGGTGGACTGGTTCAACCGTTTCGGTGGTGTTATCCTGTCTGTGGTCGGTTTTCTGACCGGTTTCACTCTCGCATTACGCGCCATCAGAGATGAACGTAACAAATTAGAAGAGTCACAAGCCGGGCTAAAAGCCTTGACCGGACTTGATGATGAAAGTATTGCCTGGCTGACCGAACAGGCAAAGACACTTTCCACTACCATGACAAAAGAGGGGTTACGCGTCCGCCAGTCGGCAGCTGAAATCCTTGATGCGTTCATGTTGGTGGGTTCGGCCAAACCGGAATTGCTTGGAGATAAGGAGGCATTGAAGCAAGTAACCGAAGAAGCTATGCGGTTACAGGCGGCAGCTAAGGATATCACTCTCAATGAAGCAGTTGATTCACTTACTTTGTCTCTTAACCAATACGGTGCTGCGGCAGATCAGGCAAGTAGGTTTACTAATGTGTTGGCAGCCGGTTCCCAAGCCGGATCCGCCAATATTGCCAGTCAGGCAAAGGCAATCCGGAATGCGGGTACGGCGGCAGCTTCGGCAAATGTTCCCATTGAACAAACGGTTGCGCTGATTGAAACGCTCGCTTACCGTGGTATAAAAGATGAAGTGGCCGGAACGGGATTGAAAAAGTTCTTCCTGGTACTTCAGACCGGAGCGGATGAAACCAATCCTAAAATAGTTGGGTTGGATAAGGCACTGGAGAACCTGAAGAATAAGAATATGGATGCCGGTGCTATTAAGAAGATGTTCGGTGAAGAAGGCTATAATACTGCATCTGTAATCCTTCAGAACACGGAGATGGTGAAGGACTTCACGGCAGCTGTTACCGGTACGAATGTGGCGTATGAACAGGCGGCTATTAATAGTGATACTGCGCAGGCCAGATTAGAACAGGCGCGTAATAAAATGAAATTGGCGGCTATTGATTTGGGTGAAAAGCTAAACCCGGCTTTGGCGGTCAGCACTAATATGCTGACAAATGTTATAAAGATTCTTCCTGGGCTGATTGATTGGTGCAAAGAATGGGGGGCAACTCTTACTCTTACACTTGTTCCCGTTGTTACATATATTGGTTATTTGAAGGCGGCGGCTGTTTGCCAAATGGCACTAAATAAAGTTACTAAGTTGGCGGCAATGCTCAAAGTGCTTTATGCTGCCGCTGTAGCCAATCTTTCGGGAAATCTTACTGGTGCCAATAAGATTTTGACAATGTTCAATTCCTCATTGGTGAAAAATAAGACTGTTGTAGCGTTGGCCACTGCTGCCACATATTTATTTGCTGCTGCAAAATCTCTGTTGACTGGTAATCTCCAGAAAGCTCGCATTGCCATGGTTGCATTCAATGCCACTTGCACAAAGAATGTCTATCTGGCAGTAGCAACAGCTATTGCAGCCATTGGCGTTGCAATATACAAAGTTATAACCCGTACTACTGAGGCGGAAAAGGCGACCAAAGATTACCAGAAACAGTTGCAAACTGAACGTAGTGAACTTAAGAAGCTTGTTGATGCTGCACAACGGGCCGGAGATGGTACTAAACGCCGCAAAGAACTGATTGATGAAATCAATCTGAAATATGGCAAGTATCTGACAAATTTGCTGAATGAGCACTCCACACTTGAGGATATAAAACAGGCCTACCGCGATATCAATGTCGCTATGCAGACCAATATTGCCCAAAAGGTTTTAGATGAAAAGATGGAAGAGATCAGCCGCGATATGTTGGATAAGAAAGTGGATAAAATGAATAATATCCGGGAAGTCCTATTAAATATGCTTCCGGCCGGACAAGTAAATGTTATCACTCAACGTATTGATGAAGTTACTCAGAAGTATGCTGATGCAGGTAAAAGCGCAGAATATATATCCAAGTCTCTTGACTATGGCTTACGAAATACCTTTCTAAAGGGGGCCAATGTTCCTGGAGAGCTGAGAAAGAATATAAAATCGTATGCTAATATTGTAATAAAGGAAGCATCACGTGTCAAAAAAGTAAAGGATGAATTGGCTGCTTTCGTGCCGGGAGTAGGACAAAAAAATGAACTTCCAGAGGTGGTTGTTACCGGAACTGCCCCAAAGAAAAAAAATAATGATACATCTACAACCGATTTAACAGATAAAGACAAGTTTGCTAAAGTAGAAGCTGATTATTATCGCCGCATATCCGATATAAAGAGACAATATCTTGCTGACGATAAAATGACGCAAGAAGAATATAACCGTCAGATTCAAGATGCAGAGATACAACTACTCAATAACAAACTTAAAGTTGTAGGATTAGAGCCGACAGAACGGCAACAAATAAATGACCAAATTCTCAATGCGCAGATTAAGTTAAAGGATGAACTTCGTAAAATAGACGAAAAAGCACAAAAGGAGAAAAAGGAAAATCAATCCAAAGCAGCGAAAGAGCACTTTGCTCAGATGGATAAAGAATATCAGATGCAAATAGAGGATGCTACTCTCTATCATTATCAAAATCTGACATCCGAGGAAGATTATTACAAAGAACTCCGGTTACTACAAAATAAATTCTATGATGCAATACTGAATGATGTTACCGTGAGCGAAGAGAAAAAAACGAGATTCGCAAAAAGAAGAGAGAACAAAACTTGGACGATGCAAAAAAAAATGCGGAAAAAGAGAAGGACATTGAACGCCAAAAATTTGATGTCTTATCAAATTTAGCGCAGGATTTCGGACGAGCGTTAGCTGATTTCTTCACTGATTCGGAGGTTTCTTTAGGTGATTTCCTTAAAGAGGTAATAAAAATGTCTCTTGATGCTCTTGAGAAATCCTTGATATTAAACATAGCTCAACGGACTATTGCTAACATCGGAGAATTAGGCTTTTGGGGGCTGGCAAAGGCGGCTGGTGAAATAGCCCTGATTACAGCTGCCTTTGAAACAGCCAAGTCAGCCATAGGCAATTTTTATACTGGTGGTTATACCGGTCCCGGCAACTGGGATCAACCACAAGGTATCGTTCATTCCAATGAATTTGTAGCCAATCGTTTTGCAGTGGCCAATCCGAATTTACGGCCTATATTCGATGTTATTGATGTGGCACAACGTACTGGTAATGTCGGTAATTTGACGGCTGAAGATATCGCAGCTGTGGCAGGATCTGGAAAGAATACGCATACCGTTCCTGCCAAGGCACCCGGAGCCAGTGCCACAACCACCACCAATGATCCGGCTATGGTGGCGATGCTGATAGAATGTACCCGCGCACTCCGGAAACTTAAAAGTCGCTTGGATGATCCGTTAGTGGCAGAGACTTATGTTACCGGTAAACGGGGAATCAATCAAGCGCAACGAGAATATAAAAAATTAGAGAATAACAAATCACGCAACAAGCAATGACCGAATTATACATTGATGGACAGTTGGCCGCCCTTCCTGAAGGGTTCAATATTACTTTTACTTCGGAGAATCCCTATTTCACTCGTAGTTCCAATTATTCGCTGGATATAGAACTCCCCATGCCGGCTAATCATGCCATATTCAAACATGTTAATAGGCTGGATGTGACGAAGAAAAAGACTATACTTTCCGCTATGCTTATTGTGGATGCCAGGTGCCTACTTTATGGAAGTGCAGTTTTATTGTCGGTAGAGGACACATTGGTTAAGGTGCAGCTTGTTTCGGGAAATGCAGAATTTAATCTCCTCACAAATGATACGATTTATATTGATGAACTGGATTTAGGCAGTGTTGGCTGGCCTAACAATAACCAAAATTATTTCCAACCACCCGCCAATATGGTGGGCTATTATGGTTCAGTGGACGATGTTGAAGTTGTCTGGCTTCCGGTATTCTATCAAGAAGCTCAATGGAAGAATCTGAATAATGATGTTATTTATGAATTTGGAACGAACAACTTTACGCTTTGTCCGTATGCACGCAATCGGTGCGTACAACCTTACCTGATAACTGTCATCAAGAGGATAGTAGAATACTTCGGTTATACGTTTGATACATCATTTTTCAATGATAATTTTCTACGTAACGTTTATATTTGTAGTGCCGTTACCTCTAATAAGATTGCTGATGCTCTGCCGCATTGGACCATTTCCGAGTTTTTCGATGAATTGGAGAGGTTTCTTTGTGTCGTTACGGTAGTTGATGAACGTACCAAGGTGGTGCGTCTTGTCAGTTTGAATGAATATTTTTCCCATTCTGAGAAAGAAATCATTGATAGTTCTGCATTGATCCGTGAGTTTACCGTAGAAATTGAAGACGAAAAAAGCGAAAAGGATCTCAGTTCCGGAAACGTAGGTTACGATTTGCCTTCACATACCGATGATGGTTATCTGCGTATTGAAAGGGATATTGTAGATGCAGCCTATAAGCTCGAATGTGATACTTATGATACAATGGTGGCTGCTTACAATGGAATGAATGACAATGACAAGAAAAGCACCCTTTTTGTCGTTGGTAAACGCTATTATATCAATTATAATGAGAATGATCAAAACAAACTGCGTGAGGTTAACCTGTATGCAGATTTGATACGTAATCCTGAATCTTCCAATATAGACACCTCATTAAAGATTGTACCTGCCAAAATCCTTCAGTTCAATGTTGGTGTCTACGGATCCGTGGCAGAATATACCTTGAACCGTCCTTATGCGGCTATGTATCTCAATATTCCGGCTGTAGGATATCAGGCTACTACTGTTCATCAAGAACGCTTTAATATCCAGGAAGCAATTAGCGGTGACGTGGAATTACAGGAGAAGCAAGAAAAGAATGAATATATGGAGGTGGCTATCAATACCGGCAAGTTCAACCGGCAGGATGTAACTTATAGCGGTCAGGTACATTCGTATGATTATGCTTATCCTTTTACAGACTATCAGCAGAAGACTACGGCACAGCTCACGGATTTTCTTCCGTATTCGCTCAGTCTGAATGATGTTTGTCTGGACAGTATCGGCCATCGTTTTTCAATACTCACTCTATTCCACTCTGATGTACCTTATACTATAAGGTTCTATGCTAATAGGCTACCCAACGTGAATAAGGTATTCCTTATAGGTAACAAACAGTATTTGTGTGAGAAGATTGAGGCTGAAATAGATGCGAATGGGCTGAATAAAGTACTGAAGGGGACTTTTTATCGGGTAGAATAAAATAATAGTAAAAATACTATCTTTTATTTGGAAGATAATAGTAAATATACTATCTTTGTAGTGCTAAATCAAAAACAAGTGTTCTATGAAAGTTGTGAAAGTATCAGAAATCATCCGAATCTTGAAAAAAGACGGTTGGTATTTGGCGCACCATGACGGAACAAGTCACCGGCAATTCAAGCATCCCACAAAAAAGGGAAAAGTGACTGTCAACGGTAAGCTGTCGGATACTCGGTCGGGATGGTTACTGAAGAGCATTGAAGAGCAATCGGGGATAAAGTTCTGAGAACTCCCCGAGAGCTCGCTCTCGTAGAATCAGATTTAGTAAATAGCGGTCACGTGTGGCCGCTATATTTTAGAAACGAATAAAACAATATAAGTATGGAACAAGTTGTAATGAAAACCAGCCACACGGAGTCCGGTTATTGCTGTTCATGCGACTTATTGCCGGGGTGGACAGTTTCCGGCAGTAAGGATTTCAAGAAGTTCAAAGCTTATGTTCAAGAAAGCATAGACTTTTACTTGGAGTGTGCGAAAAAAGACGGTGACGAATATCCGGCTGTATTCGACGGGGCTTATGAAGTAAGCTATCATTTCGATGCTTGCGCTTTACTGAACTATTATCAAGGTATCTTGTCTTTTTCCGGTTTACAGGCAATAACAGGTATCAACCAAAAGCAATTGGCGCACTATGCGGCAGGACGTAGTAAACCGCGTCCCCAACAAGTGAAAAAAATAGAAGACGGCCTTCATGCTTTGGCAAACGAATTAAGAACAGTCTCTGTATTGATTTAGCACTTTTCAAAGACTTGTAATCTTGAGCGGAACTCTAAAAAGTTCCGCTTTTCTTTTATTGTTTGGTAACTTATTCCGACCTTTGTAGTGCCCAATATAAACCAAACGTTTCAATTCCTTATGTCGTGTAACCCGTACTCAATCGGGTTCCGGGTGGTTCCGGTGGGCACACGGCATAAGGAATTGATTTTATGTTATAACAGACATATGGAAATTCTGATTGTAATTATTGCTGTTGTGTTAATTTGTATAGCTATCGGCAAAGCTGGCTCCTCTTCAAAAAAATCTCATGATAAACCTATGATGGTCATATCTGGTGAGAGTAAATCAGATAACCAACAACTAAAAAGTAACGAAATTGCAACTGTATCTTACTCCAAATCAATATCTGATCCTCGGAGTCCAAGGCCAATAAAATCGCACACAGATCACTTTAATGGTGAGAAAAACAGTGCATCTGTTTCAGGGCAGGATTTCTTACGCCTTGATGATAAAGATGACAGTTCGAACAGTTATGAATATGCAGAAGTTTCTACAAATAGAACTCCCAATAAAGTGGCAACTATAAAGCAGCTAACTAAGAAAGCAGAGGCAAGAGGAGAGGACTATATTACAGAGGTTTACTTTGAAGTTAAAGGCTTATATTACCGAGATACAAAAGCGATAATAGAAGCTGAACAACTTGCCAAGGGTGATATTTTAAACTTTGAACCCGAACCTGATAATCCGAGAGATAAAAATGCAATAAAAGTGCATACAGAGAGGGACGTTTTTATAGGATATCTTCCGGCTTCATGTGCTCAAGAGTTAGCCCCTCGTAAAAAAGACTTTATAGATTGTTATGTTCAACGAGTGAAAAGAGGTTATGATACTCCATATGTCAAGGCTAAAGCGCGATATTATGGGAATATAACTATATATAGTAATGATATTGATGTAGAATGTTTGGTGCATAAATTACATGATTATATTGCTCCGGCCATGAAGTTGAAAAAAGCTGAAAAATTTGATAAAGCTGCCCAAGCTTTTATATTAGCTGGAGAAAAAGAACAAGAGATAAACGATAAAATAACGGCATATACACAAGCCTGTATGTGTCTAAGGAAGATTAAAAACTATGAAAAAGAAATAGAGGTTATTAACCTTATCTTATCTTCTTTCTCTTCTTCATTGGACATATATAAGATAGAAGAGTATCAAAAAAGATTAGAAACTGCTACCAAATTTTTAAATTCTCAATTGCAAAAAAAAGAGATAATGAGAAATAGTAAGAAAGGGCGGCTGATTGCTAACATCATAGATTCTGTGTATCTTTCTAAAATGAAATAGAAATTTAAAGTGGAGACAAAAATCTCCGCTTTTCTTTTGCTGTTTCAAAAGAAACCTGCATCTTTGTGGTGCGAAACGTACGGTAGATCGTAATCTACTCCGCAGAGCGCGGTTAATGCTCAATGATGTTTCAGTTGGGCTTTTTTTATGCCCATACATAAGGATAGTAGAAGTTTTACTTGTGGTAAACTTATACGGCTGTCTTTCCCATGTAGATTTTGCTCTTTGGAGTTAGATACTACTGTATGTTTCGCGACACGGGAAATGGCAGCCGTTTTTCTGCCTATTAGCGAAACATATAGTAGTATGAGTAAACAAAAACAAAGCGCCCGCGAACGCTATGTATCCGCGGAGAAGATCCAACAAGTATTTGCCCAGCTGGGCATTGAATTATGTGCCGGACGTAAACGGATCCGTGCAACACAAAGTGAGAAATCCATTTCCATCTATGTCAATGGTGGAACAGTCAACATCACCTTTAATGAGAAAGGAGGCAAAGTATGATGTTCTTTGTTTACCATTTGCAGACTTATTCTCCAAAGAACCGGGCATGGCAAAAGGTGATTGATTATGTGAAGAAGTACGAGTATGTGCTTATCAAGGATGAACTTTCCCTGGATGCACTCAAGCATGAATTATGCGATATGGTTAACCGGATCAATGCAGAACATCCCAAACTGAAGCGCATGCAATACTCTGCTGATCCTCTGGATGCCGGTCGTACTACACGTATCGAGGCTCGTGTTATAAGTGGTGGATGTCCGGATCTTGTGTTCTTCCTCGATATCTGCAAGGTTCGTTCCGTTTATCAGTTCAGCGAGAAGGCTAATGTACTGGAGCAGAAAGGAGGTGAGCATGAATGATGAGTTCTTTATCACCAAGACTGTAGATACAGGTAGCGAAGGCACTAAGAGTGTTAGATATCACGTTTATGCTCGTAACTGTGATGGTGAGATTAATGAGATAAGTTATGAAGAACTAATTCGGTTTAACCAGTTTCTTACTAATTTCTTAAGGAGAGGAGGGTAGCCATGAGTAACCGTAAAAAAATAGGCTTCCGGGCATACAATGATGATGCTCAGGATCCCGAAGAAGATAAGCTGAAGAAAGAACAAGCTGAACGGCAGAAAGCTATAGCCGAATTTATCGGCCATAACTATTCGCCTATTGGTGATACTTCACAGAAGTGTTACAAGACTTCTGCGGAATTAGTGTGTGATCTCTCCAATATCATTGCTGTCCGTCCGGCAGAGTTGGCCAAACAACTCAGTGATGCCGGATATCGTATAGAATATCTGGCAGGACAGCCATACTGGATAATGTACGAGAAATCATAAGCTCATAGTAGAAACATTTTTTTTACATTTTTTTGAAGGCTCTTGTCCGCGAGGATAGGGGCTTTCTTTATAAGCTGCCCTTGAAGTGTTTTGTTTCTTCATGTACCGTCAGCGAATCGCCTTTCAGGTATTTGTTTGTCGTGGCAACATCACTATGTCTCGCCTGATCACGTGCGACTACTATTCCTTCCGAGTTGGCCAGATCCCGGATCCCGGTATCTTTCAAACTATAGAATTGATAACAGTTCGGCCATCTTAAAAACGCACGTACCTTATTGAAATACTCTCTGAAGATACGGGAGTCTGATTTTGTGGCATTCGGCTTAAATTGCTTTCCGAATAAGTAGCAATGCGATGGGTTGTTAAAGGTTCCCAGTTCTATCATAAGTTTGATGATAGAGTCGTTTAGTCCGACCATGCCATCACGACGGTTCTTGCTGATGGTCGAAGATATATATACCTTCTGTTCTTTGATGTTAATGTCGCTGAGTCGTATGTTGCTTAATTCATCCGGACGAATGAATGTATAATACTCCATCATGCAGGCGAGCAAGAAATATTGGTTCGTTTCCGCAAGATACTCTTTCAATCTTGCTAAATCAGAAGCGTTCAGCGCTGATCGCAGCTTTTCACCCTCCGCTAATGCTTTTATGCGTTCCGTAGGATTATGATCAATATATTTTTTTTCTTGCAGCCAGGTGCAGAATGCCGATATCCAGGTACGATAATTGTTTCTCGTCCGGGCTGTCGAGTCTCTATCTAATAATATATAGTCCAAGAAGTCACTAATATAAGACTGGTCGAACTGGTATATATATACGATAGGAATGCTTCTGGTGGAATTGTACTCAAGCAACATATTCATCCTTGATTGATAGTCGTAGGACGTTTTTTTCTTCAACGTGTTGTTGCTTGTGAGTTTTTCGATATACCTTATATATAGGGAGACCACTTCCGAGAGCTTTGTGTATTGCCGTTCCGTTGAAGCTTCAGCCCACGGATTCCATCCGGATCTAAGGCGTGCGGTAGCATTAGCAATGATTTCAGCGGCTCTTTTTCTCCGATCAGAAACTTTCTCTATAGAATCAAGCATGTATTTTTTGCGTCTCATTTTTCCATCTGCCGGGTCAAAGCAGGTGAAGTCAACGTACCAGTTTTTGCCTGTATGCAACTTGGGGAGGGTGTAATCTACTATATTACTTATAGGAGATCCTTTGCGGGTTTTTAGTGAAGACATTTTTTTATACGTTTTTCGAATACGAAAACGTATGATTAATACTTCAGTTATGTTTGTCTGACTTTTGTCCGACCTCTTAAACGAAATTGAGGATAAAAAGCATATTATCAGCTGTTTATCCTCAATATAGTTGCGGAGATCCGACTCGAACGAATGACCTTTGGGTTATGAGCCCAACGAGCTACCAACTGCTCCACTCCGCGATGTTATTGTTTTGTGACTGCAAAGGTACGGCTTTTTGTT